GTCTTTGTCATATTCAGGAGAACTCATAGCTTTTACTACTTGAGCTTGGCTCTTGAATGTATCTCCTTCAGACTTAGTAGCTTTACCTGTTAACATATCTCCATCTACTCCATGTGAATCATTAAATCTATAAGCAAGTGCTTGGACAGCAAAGAATGCTGACTGTGGATCTCCTCTATCCATAACAGCATCATACATTTTGATTTCATTTTCATTTAAAGCAGAAGCAGCCCATTCCATCATGCTTGTATAATCTTTTTCACCACCCACAATACCTTTTAATTGAGTGACATTCTCTTCAGATAAAGAAGTTTGTGTAGGTTCAGGAGCTTCTGATCTATCCTTAAGATACATCTGTGCTATCTCTCGTGAATCCATATCAGCAAGTTGCTTAAGAGTTTCCTCTTTATACTCACCAGCATTAGCTTCTTCCCAAAGAGTATTTAAGAAAGCAGTATCAATCTCATCTGGTTTCTCTTCTTCTTTAGGTTCAGGTTCAGCAGCCTCTTCCTTAGGTTCACCGAGTTTCTTTTGCAACTCAATATATCCTTGCTCTAACTCTTCTGCATTTTTAAATTTACCAGCAAGCATTTGTTCTTGCTGTTCAGCTAGTTTCTCACCAACTTCTAGAGACTCTTGCTCTTCTGTAGTTAGCTCACCTTCAGCCTGCTCATTTGGATTGTAAGTTAGTGTTGCCATCGATTGTAATTACTTTTAGGTTTCCAAGACCGACAGTAGTAACCTTTTGTCCAGGTGTACTGATTGTTGGTTTGCCAACTCGCATCTTTGGAGCATATTTATTAGGCTTCTCTTCTTTTGAAAAGAGTTCCTTATCTTCTTTACTCAAAGGTGGTTGGACTTTCTTTACTGGTGCGCGCTTCGCTTTACGCGGGCGGCTGGGCTTCATTGCCCCCTCCTTGCTGTCCACTGAGTGCCTCCGCTAGTTGTGGGTTTTTACTTGGGTCATTAATAGGTGCTGAAGCCATTTGTGCATCAACCTTTGCCCCTTCCATTGCCATTTGCTGTTGCTGTGCTTGTTGTTGTTCACCTTGTATTTCCTGCATAGAACGTACAAGATTTAATATATCAATACCTGATGCAGCAGCTAAACGTTTAACAACTTCTTCTGGATTAATAAATTGTTGTGTTGCTTCTGGTCCCATCGTTTGAGAGATAGTAGTTAAGAACATACCTAACGCTTCTCTATCTTGACCACGACCTAAAGCATTTACACCTGCAACAATGGTAGGTTTCACCATTTGTTTAGGTAGTTTAGGTATCTGTCCAGTCTTCTGGAACACAGACAACTTACGATTTAAATATGGTACTAAGAACTCAACTGTGAGTAAGCTGAAGAGCCCACCCAATTGCGCTTCTAGTTCCATCTGTGTCATGCGTACTTCTTCTGCTGTGGTACGCTCACTCTGTCTGACGCTTAGAATTAAGAAAGCTTCAGCTAATCTTTTTTCTAATTGTTGCATCATATTATATGCTGTACCAAAGTCAGCAGTCTTCCCTACCTGAATAACACCAATGTCATCTGGCCGTCCTTGGACGATTGCTCCATTGCCTGCTGCAGCTAGAGTCTGTGGTTTAGTAGTTGAACTAGGCGACACTACAAACACTACCTTAGCAGCTGCTGCAGAGCCTTCTACGAGTGCCTGAGACAATGCCTCAAGACTCTTTAAATCTCCGATGAATTCTTCTACTCGTCCCCGCCCGTAGGCTTCACCATCTACTGTATTAAAACGTAGATGAATCCAAGGGTTAGTATCTAGTGGTGCCTTACTCTGTGAAGCTGGAATGATTTTATCATAAACTTCTTGATGCCATACGAAACGATTGTTATCTCGTTTAATATGTGTGTAGACATCACAGTCTTCTCTATCTTCATCCTCTTGACCTGGCATCGGTACCTGGTAATCAGGTATCACATCTGCCAGTAATTTTTTAGCAATTTTTTCTTTGGTGACGATTTCAATTACATTACCGTTGCCATCTCTATCTATTACAAAACGGTTTAGCGGGTATAACTTAAGTCCATGTTTACCCATAAAGATTAAAGCATTACCTGATACCACCAAATGCTTAAGCGCTTGGTGTATAGTAACACGATCATCAGAAGCTGCGATAGCTTCCATGATTGTACGTTCAATCTTTGCAAAGGATAAATCTAATTCAGTTTTAACTTCAGGTGGTATTTCTTCACCACCTAATTCTGATTCATCGAATTGCAGTTTGAAGAAACTTGTATTAATTGGCATAAGAGCCAACATAAGTTTCGACGCTAAGGTGACTACACCTTTTGCACCAACTGATTGCCAAGGAGTTTTTAAATCCCTGACTCCTCCTCTGAATTGCTCTTCATCTCGAATTAAATATGGAAGTGTAAGTCTAGCCGCTACATCCGCTTGTGATAAATACTCTGAACGGTATCCTACTAAAGCGTCATACCTTTTTTTAGCTGTCATTATACATTAAGAGTTGTGATCTTCATTCCTTTATTAGGTCTAGCTAATGCAGCTGCACCAGCAAGTCCTGATCCTTTAAATACTTTTCCTTTAGCAGCTTCAATACCCAATGCACTGGGATTTTTTACTGCTGTACTACCTGTATATTTTATCTTCATTGATTCTTCTTTAGCCTGCTGAGCAGTTGTTATAGCAGTATCATACTTCTTACCTAGTGCATCATACTGACCTTTTAAAGTATCATAAGCACCAGACATCTGATTATACTGCCCAGACATTTGTGACATCTGTTGAGATTGTTGTTGCTGTTGAGCTGCTGCTGATTCAAGACCAGCACCTAAGGCAACGTTTGTCATCAACTGTCTGTAACTATGACCGGCTGTTCCACCAGCTTCTTTGTTATAAGCACCTTCAGTGTTGGCTATGTAATTAGCGATAGCCATCTCACTGTGACCCTGGTTCCTTGCAGCTGCAACATCAGCATGACCAAAGTGTTCACCACCAAATCTGTTACCGAGAGAAGTATCAGCAAGGTCAGCCATCAAGTTGGTGTTCGTTGCTGCAACACCAGCTGTTGTGTTAGCTTGTTGAACTTCAGAAGACCCCATCGCTGCCGCGATCTCAGATTGTGTATAACCTTTATTCAGTGCAGCTGTTGCTGCCTTATGTCCTATACCACCACCGCCTCCTCTGTTGGCACTTAATAAATCAAATAAACTCATTAGTTATTCTCCTCCGGCTCCACCGGCTTGATATTTACCTGTTGGAGCAGACTTAGCTTCGCCCCATGATTTTATACTATCAGGTACTGAGACCTGTGTTCGTTTTATGCTTGATAAGTTTGGTAAGTTAGCAGGTTTAGTAACTTTAATAGGTGTCTCAACTTCCTCAAAGGTAGTACTACCCCAAAGATCTGGTACATCTAGATAAGATTCCTTCCAAGGTTCAGCAGTTTCAGGATCAAAAGAATCTTCATACTTATTATCCCAATCATCTGGTAAACCAGACTCTTCATCTACTGTAGAATGACCTTCATATTCTCTAATGAAATCTACTCTAGATTGTGTTGATGCTGCATCATTTCCTATATCAGTTAAGAAGTCTTTCAGAGTACTATAGTTATCAGCTACACCACTATCCTTTTCATTTCTAAATTCTTTAAAGGCTTTTTGGTAGGCATTATCATTATAGTAATGAGCCCAATCTACTTTACCTCTAGTCTGCCATTGATAATGTTCGTTAGATCCTACTTTTAAATCTTCTTTACCAGTCCAATCACGGACTAGATCAAGACCCCAAGTAACTTGTGCTGCACTTTCATAGTTACCACCTTTACCGCTACGGCCACTACCCATCGTTCTTATCGCAGCATCATATTTTCGACGCCAGGTACCGTCATCTTTTGGTGCAGCTTCTCCTTCCCAAGCTCTCTCATCAGTACCGTAGAGTTCATCTATGAATCTAGTTTCATAATTGACTCTATCAGCATCAATATAATCTGCTCTACCTTCTACACCTGTTTCAGCTAATGCTGATGTCTGTGCATCACTTAAATCTAATTCACCTTGTTTAACATCAACACTGAACTGATCCCAGTACCAGTCTTTATTTGGCATTACTTATTCCTCAAGTCGTTTGACCAGCCACTCCACAACGGAGCGCTGGCCTGCTTTGTACATTATACTTGTGATGTCTTCTTTGGGGTGAGGATTAACGATGGGAAAATTGTTTTCCATCTCTTGAAGAATCTTGTCGTCAACTCGAGGGCCAAGTACAGCCTCAAGCATATTGTGGGAGGTTTGCATTCGAGTGTTCAAAGAAGGCAGGCATCCTAGCTCTCTTAGTCTCAACTA